CCGTTACCGCCAGGTGATGTATTTGATGCTGGACTTACTCCTGCCGCCGTGGCACCGCCACCGCCTGCAGAAGTGAAGTTACCGCCTTGTGAAGGAACTGATCCACCTGCGTTACCTTGTCCAGAAGGTGATGCCGATGCGCCTGCTAGGTAAGCCGTAGAACTACCGCCGCCACCGCCCGAACCACCAGATGACGCCAAAAATCCCAAAGGAGAAACAGTACCGCCACCAGTACCACCAGAGCCACCACCAGTGGCACTTGTTAAAGATCCAAAGGTTGATGCAATGCCGTTGCCAGCTTTAGTCGATGTACTTACTGCGGCAGTACCACCTCCACCGACTGTAACCGAATAATTTGCTGGAGTGAGACTTTGTGAAGTGTAGGCAAGTAATCCACCTGCACCGCCACCGCCACCAACGTATCCGCCGCCTCCACCGCCACCTGCGATAACCAATATGTCACAAGTTAGATTTGCATTTGTAACGCCCAAAGTGCCATTACCTGTAAAAACTCGATAATTGTATCCGCCAGAAGTATAAAGTGTTCCGCCAGTAACTACTGGCGTGGCAGGTACATATGGGCTTAAAACGCCCGTGACAATGTTGCCAATCATTATCCAATAGCTCCCACTATGTACCAGGTATCTGTGCCGGTCTTGATGCAAGCCGCGCTCTTATATTGTCCAAGGGTAGGTTGAGCAGCAGTTGCGCCTGCGGAAAGAACTGTAGTTGTGCCAGATGTGACTGCTTTAATTGTGCAAAGGCCTGTGCCGATATTAAGGACTGTGATGACAGTACCGATTGGGAATGCTACCGAGGCATTAGTAGGGATGTTGAAGGCGATAGCGGTTGACTTGTTCATAATCTCTAAGACCTGATACGCGTCAGATATTGTCGCCGTATAATCGACTGTGTTAGCTGCGCCCACAGTAAAGGCTACTAGGCCGTTATAGTCTGCGGCCGTAAAGATGTCGCCTGTCGATGCTGGAAAGCCTTCTGCCATGATTTTCTCCTAGTATCCCATTATGGATTGTCCGATTATACCTGATGTTAATGATCCTATGATGAATCCTTCGACTATAGGCTCAAGTGTTGTAACTGTGCATTTCATACTATTAGGGGTGATGTCCCATGCTAAGCCTTGAACCTGTAAAGTCTTGACGATTGTCGAGCCATCTGGCTGGACATTGGTGATTTTTACATTGTCAAAGTAATCAAGGCCGATCATTGTGTCGGTTGGTACTGCCGTATCAAGTAGATCGACAGTCATGGCATCGATGCGGATAGTTGTCTCAGCTCTTGTCGCTACATAAATCTTGGCGATGTCTAAGACTTGAGCATCTGTCTGAGGGATCATGTCTGTGACTGTTGTGCCATGAGGGAAATACCGAGCTGATGAATCGACGTTTACTGCAGTTTGTGCCGTGCCACCGATACGGGTCATGCTGGCCTGATTGATGATGAGCTTGTCATCAAAGGCATATTTGAGGTCTGAATAAGGAATACCTGTAGTCTGGTTAAACTCGATAGGCGCAGTAGCGAGGGAACTCACGACATCGTTCCGATCCTTGAACTCAGCCGTTCCATCCGTACGAATAAAGAATGCGCCTTGTTCTGCGAATTCCGCCGCCTTAAGAGCTGCTAGTGATGATCGAGATGTCCCCGGGTCTGCCTGGACTGTTGTCGATCCTGTGTCAGTGATTCTCATCGATGTTGGAAATGAGACCTGATCTAGAATTTTAGTGATGCGTGTACCAGTTGTCTGACCTGCAGTTGCATCCGTTACTGTCGAGACGTTAGCCATCTGAAATAGGCGAAAAGCATCTGAGCAGACGATATCGACATAGCCGATCTCCTGGCCTGTTGGATAGTAGTACTTATATGAATCAACATAGCCTGAAAATAAAAAGTGCTGAGTCGTGGCAGTAGTAGCTGCTACACGAATCTTGCGAAGTGGAGTCAGATAGCCGAAGTAGGGACTAGATACATTCTGAGGGTTAAAGTATGAGTCAGGGTCTAAGACTCGAACTGTGCAATTGCCAGCTTCGTAAGTATCGCGCATAATGTTACGGCCACGGCTAATCTTAATTGATCGAGTAACACTACTGAGATCGACTACTGGATCGGGCACTTCTGTAACGGCGAACTGTGATACGCCGATAACGCCGTTGATTGGGTCGCCAATGGTGAATGGATAGCCGAAAGTAGCGCCTTGGCTAAAGTCAAAGGAAACCGAAATCGTGGCAGGAAGACTCATACTGCTATAGCGCCCTTAGCGCCGAAGCGATTAGTCGATGCGAATGTGCCAGATAAGGAATCATTAACTTGAGTCTCTGTGATGATCGATGTCAATTCTTGTCCATCGATGGTGACTGTGACATTGATTGGAGCTGGATTAACCCCAGCAATTACTCCAGCTCGTAAACCACCCGATGGGCCAAATTGAGTGTAACTATCACTCGGCACATTTGTTGCAGGCATCGTTGGGCCTTGTGGATTAGGAGCAGGCTCAGGATATTTTGGAGGGGTAAATGAAGGAGGCAATGGAGTACCCAGCATATTGCCACCATAATCTAGCGGTGGGACTTTCCAGTTTCTAAAAGGATTAGGAGCCTCTGGAGTCGCAAGCAAAGATTGACGCAATTCATTATTACGCTTGATAGCAGCTTCTAGTTGATCTGAAAGACTTGTTGCAAGTGTTGCATTGCCTGCAAGTAGAGCTTTTTGTAATTCAAGTGACAGGCGATCGGTCTCACTGATCTTGCCTTTAAGTGCTGCCTCAATGCCGATAGCATCTAGGTTGAGGGTCTTTGAGGCCTTCTGTAATGCTAGCGACTTCTTTTGTGTATCGAGAGTCTTCTTCTGAAGTGCTGCTAATTCCTTAGCGCGCTTTGCCGCCATTGCTTCTGCATTCTTGCGAGCTGCAATCTGCGCCGATGTTTCATAGATACCCACAGGTTGAGAACCCAGGTAGCCGCTTGATGGCATGTTACGTCTAAACTTGGCTGCCTTCTCTGCTGCCTCGATGGCGGCTAGGGCATTCTTCTCATAGTCGTCAAAAGGATTAAAGCTAGCAAGGATGGCACGATCGCTAGTAAGAACGTATAACTTCTGAAATCCAAATACTACTGCTGAGACTGTATCTGCAATCTTAGTTGCAAGGGTATCGATCTGGTTTACAAATTGTGTTGTGTCGCCTGCTGCGAATACTGAGACCAAAGAATCGACTAGCGCTCCGCCAATCTTCTCGCTGGCCTCACCTGCTGCAGTTGTGATGAGCTGCAACTTACCTGCGTAGGTAGTTAAGAATTCTGCGTTCGCGCCAGAGAATTGCTTATTTAATCGCTCTTGAACATCTGCAAATTTCATGGTCTTTAGCTCGGCCTGAGATAGTCCTAGTGAATACTTGCGAAGTCCACGAGTCTGACCAACGTAGGCCATGCTTAAGTCATTGACAACTGTCTCATAATCGACGCCAGACCCGGCGGCGATGTCGGTTGCCTGAGTAAGTAACTCTTGAGCCTTAGTAACCGAGCCAGTAGTCTGCAATAGACGCTGCATGGCTGGACGTAATTGATCATCGGTAACGCCAGACATCCTTGAAAGATCAGAAATATAACGCTCGATGCGTGGGGTCTCGAACTCTAAACCAAGATTCTTAACCGCTAGGGCAAGGCGATTGGCTGCCTTCTCATCTTCGATGAATGCCTTTGATGCGTTCTTAGCGAACTTGAGAAGCTGCTGGGCTCCAAATACTGCAACGAGACTTTTTCCTAATCGCTTGACTCCCTTATCAAGGGCGCTAACACTCTTGCTCGTGTCGCCAAGTGCCTTCTTGCCTTTATTCTCGACAACAATCGGAATCCGTAACTCAGCCATTGTTATTGCCTTTCGCGTTAAACTTAGCGGCGGCCTTCTCTAAGGCTCGGATTACTCCTACTTTGGCCTTGCCTTGATCCTGCTCATAAGCCTTAAATAATGCTCGGCCTGACATCTTGCCTTTGCCTGCCATTGCGCCAGGTAGAACTGACACGAACTGACTGCGAGACTTACGGCCAGCCCAATCGTAAATGACTGCTGCTGCTCTTTTGCTATGAATCGAAACAGTCGAAGACCAACCTTGAGAATTTGGACGAGTGGCTGTCAATTTATAGCCCACTCCTCGACGAGCTTCTGAGGCGTCATACATCGGAAACTTAGCAGTCTTGACTTCATGCTTAACAAAACCTGAAGGCATCTCATCATTAGATGGAAGAAATCCTCTAGCCTTTTTTACTACTGGCTTAAGGAATCCGACCATCTCATCACGAGTCTCTTTGTCGAGATCAGGCGAGAATTGCTTGAGAGCCTTGCGAAGCGCACTAGCGCCTTTTAGCTCTGTAGGCATCTGCCTGCTCCTTTGCTCTATCCTTCAGCGCTTTAAGTAGCATCTGAAGCATCGATGAATCTAAATCTATTAAAGATTGTGGAGGGATAGCCGTCTCAATGCTCAAGCGAGCGATGAGATAGTGGATGCTATCCCTGCCTAGGCCAAAGGGTCAGACTCAGCAACCTCTACACTCTTTAGAGTTTCGAGAAAGTCTGCGCCGAATGGCTTGACTGTGACTCCACTTAGTCGAAGGCCTTCCCATGCAAGCCAATAGACATCTGATTGCTTTTCATCATCGCGGAACGCTTTGTGAAATCCCTTTTTAGCATATAGCTCGAACGCGTACTCTAATCGAGGTGTGATCTCGATCTCGGTGACTGTGTTGTCTGCCATCGTGACTATTAACTTTGCCATGCTATGCCCCTTTGTTTAGTTTCTTAGAATGTGCCTGTTGTGGCAACTGCTACTGTACCAGAGACGTTGAATGTCAATGATTGAGTACCGAGATCGCCGACTGCGCCGTTGATGTCAGTTGTGCCGTTAATCAAGCAGGTCATTGTGTAAAGAGGGTTAGTCGCAGATACTGCGGTTCCCTTTTCTTGGAGTAGAACAACTGTGACGTTGGTTCCCCATGCAGCCTGAAGGGTTGCAAGGACGTTCGCTGTTGCTGTGTCATTGAGGAAGTCGATTGTGACTGATGATGCCTCAAGGCCTTTAACGAACTTGTGTCCGCCATCGCCCATCGCTGTCACTTCGAGCTCGTCGAAAGTGCGGTTAAGTGTTACTGCTGTAACGTGGTCTGAAAGATCGACTGTGTTAATCTTCACGCCGACCTTGTTATTTAGAAATACAGCCATGAGATTATTCCTCGTCTTTCTTAGTAGTTACTGGCTTAGGTGTTGATGGTGCTACCTGCCCGATCTTGATCAGGAAGGCTTCTTGCTCTTTTTCCCACTCGGACATTTTAGCTCCAACTCGTTAGGACTGAGATATTGATATTGCATGTAAGTAGATCACCTGAGACGGCACTTAGTACCGCCGGGGCGGATACATCTGTGACGTTGTAAGTGTATGAAGATGCAGCGAGCAAGTTAAAGATTCGCACGATGTCATCCTCCATCCCGTTAAGTCCCCCTTGATTATCGAGCAAGGGAACCATGACGGAAATAACGAAATTAGCCATAGGTGAGATCGATGCATGCCAGCCGTTAGATGGCGAGATGTAAGGATCTGCTGGCGCGACTATTACGCTATTGGCAATAGGTGTTGCAGGTGGAAATGAGAAGACTGAGTATTTTGTATTATCAGTAAGAGCTGAGGCGATGCCTGCGCGGAGTGTTGATATGGCGGCCATTAGCCCACCATCGATCTCGGATCAAGATAAGGCGCGATAAGGCCACGGACGCGAGCGAGAAGGGTGTTGCCCATGCGATAAGGAGAAGGTTGATATCCATCGATCGTGACGCCGCCGCTTGATGGAGCCTGGCGAGACTGCCAGATATCAATCGAGATCATAAGCGCAGCTTCTTGAATTGCTGGGACTGTTGATGGATCGAGATAAGTATCGGCTGAAAGTAAGCCGTAAGGATTGATTGGGTGGTAAGGCTTTACGGCATTGTTGTTGCCCGTAATTGCATAAGTGATCGAGCGAGTGTCGCGACCTGTGATGGTCTTTGATCCATTGTGTTTTGATCCTGCACCCGTGATGACTACTGTCTCGCCAACGTAAAGGACATCAACAATTGAATCTGCAAAATAGGAAGTGCCTGTCGTGGCTGTGTTGCTATGCCCAATAATTGAAAGAGTGTTAGACCAGATGAAAGGTAGAAGTACGTTATCTGCGGCATCGCAGACGGATTGAAGCACGCTGTCAGCGTAGAGAGTGCCGACGCCTAGGGCGGTGCGAAGCTCTGCAACTGTTGTCAATGCCATGCTCTTATCCTTTCTAAAGACTCCAGGGGTAGAAGGGCACTACCCCTGGAGCGACTTAGTGTGTTGCTTATTGCTTGTTGTTCTTGAATGCGCCTGCTGCGACCTTTGTAGCGATTGCGCCAAAGCCGTAGTAGCCGATTGTTACCTGTCCTGCTGCAGTTGACTCTGCGCGTAGGCGGTAGGTTGGTGACTCGTACCATGTGTACGCATCTGGGTTAACGATGAGGATTGTTCCATCGCCATCGCCGCCGTTTGTTGGATCAACGTAAAGGTTGAGTCCAGCAACGTTACCTGTGAGTGAAGTTGGAGCAACTGCTCCGCCTGCGTTCATTGGTTGTGAAGCGGTGTAGATCGGA